TGAGAAAATACTAAAATAGTTTTCATCGTATCCAACTGTACAAAAGGTATGGTATAATCCTTCAAAAAAGCACGTTCTTCCGCCACACACGCGTGTTCTTGAAATCGTGTTTGTAACAACAATTCTTTACGGAAAGCAAATGTAGCCGCAGTCGCATGATTGGGACCATAAGGACCAAAACAATACATTTGTCCAATATGTTTAAAAAAAATGTGCATAATACTGGAACCCGCACACAAAGCTTTGGGGTTTTTTTGCAATGTTTCCACTGCATGACTGACCCGTTCCGGTGGATAATAGTCGTCGTCGTCCATATAAACAATGATTGAACCACTGCATTTATCGTGCGCTAAATTGCGTTTTTTACCGAGCGTCATTTTCTCGTCATACTTGAAATACTTGATTTGAGGTACACCGGACACCATATCTTCTATTTTATCGGTGCCGTCGTCAATAATAATCCACTCCATACGGTCTTTTGGATAAGTCTGCTTTTCAAAGCATTTTAACATGTATGGAATAAAAGGGCGGCGGTTAAAAGTGGGCGTACAAATACTTACTAATGGATATTTACTATTTTTAGTATCTTCCATTCTTTGGTCTTGGCTTTGGTCTTTCTTCACTGTTGAATGAGTCTTGTTTTTGTTTTTGCCCATTTTACAAATAATAATAATAAATAGTAAATTGTGTTTAATATTTATTTTATAAGAAAAGAATTACTTTTTTTAGCCTTTCAATTTCTTGCCCGCCATTTTGATTTCTTTGATAAGTTCTTGGCCTCCATGCTGAGGAAAGAATAAACTAGAAAAAAAGTTATAAATGAAACCATGTTTTGGCTTTACCGGTATTTTACACGTTTTCTTTGCCTGGTCATACGAAACTAGCGGACTTAGATGTATTGGGATTTCTTGAATATATAAATTAGAAGGTACAACTTGAAACACCATCAAGACTGCAACCAAAATACATACAAATCCTCCTATTCCGCCTAAAGTGCTGAAAGCGGAGAGAACAATAAGTACGGTTAATACATACATCAAAGTCACCTTGCGGTATTTCAACAATTTGTTAACAACCGAAGCCACATTAATATCCTTTTCGTTCATTTTACCCTTGTATCCAAAGAGAGAAATAAGTGTCCATAATACTGTGAAAAATCCAATAAACGGAAAAGCCATTGCGAACACAAAGAAAAACAAAATAATAAATACAATTATTAGGAAAATGGCTATACAATAACCAATAGGATCAAAAATAGATACATTGGTCCACTCCGGTTTTCTGTCTTCATATCCATAATTCTTATTTACTTTAAAAAACCAACTCATTTTTGCGAACCATAAATAAATGAGATACAATTGATTGCAAATCATTAATAAGAAGATGACTAATGGTAACAAGATGGGTCCAAGCATTACGATTAAGGATTCATTCAAAAAATAATTGAAAATCGCAAATATATTGTTCAATGCGGCAAAGTCAAAGGCTAATAAATTTTCAATAATAGTAACAAAATAGTTGGTTAAAAAAAAGGCATCCGGAGATTCCCGTAACTGTCTAAAGGTGTCCAAAATAATATTTTTGGTATTCTCTTCCGTGTAAGGAAAACTGATTTTTTCAGACAATGTTTCCTTGGACTTTGGAGGTCTGGTATTAAAAATATTTACTTCTACAGGTTTAATAGTAGACGGGTTTTCGGTATAAGGTTTGCAGTGAATGTCTGTAGGTAATATATTGGATTGGGCAATTTTACAGGCAAAAAGAACTAAACCACCTAGAGAAAAATGGGTTAGCACTACTAGAATAAGAACTACCACTGTTAGGAAAAAATTCCCCGATTTATTTATTAATCCACTAATACTTGTATCACTAGAATCATCACTTTTAGACATTGTACTGTTTATTACAATATTTATATATTATTTTTTTAGACATAGACATACTAAATCGCACAAAATAAAATATAAGAATACTATAAATATGAAAAAAAATACACTAATACTAGCGCTAGCCTTTCTTAGCCTTTTTCTCCTTATTGCTATTTTTCACTGGTTTCATTATTTAGTCACAAATAAGTATGTGGTTGAATGTTTTGATACCGTTGGCCAAGTGGCGGTCGACTTAGGAAATCCCGACACAAGCCATACCGTAAATTTACCTTTGAATACCACCTACAGTTGCGAAAATAAATGCGGGCCAGCAGCACGCTGTTCCATTACCGGACAACAATGTACTGCTGATATTGATTGCCCGGGTTGTCAGCCTTATGCTCCTCCTTTGAATCGCACAAATAATTGCGTTCCTGGGGAAAATGATGCCGGGAAATTGACTGTTGGTGTGACCCCCACGTTTTCTACTTTAACTACCGACATAGGAACTCAAGCGAAGCTCTACACGAAAAACAAGCTTGCAAAACCAGCGCAAGCGAACTTTGGAGTCAATACCTGGCGCTCCAAATTTGATACCAGCAATGATTTATTCAAAGAACGTTATGTTTGTAATAACTATCCTTTTTTATCTAATTATGATAAACGATACTCGGATACAGGAATGTTTTTAGAAGAGGGGCCGTTAGCATCCAATGCCTATCTAAATTAAACGTATAAGGTATAGAAATTGTGGGGGAAAATATGAAAGAATGAATTTATTTTACACCTTTTTACATTAGAAATGCTGATTATATATTATATATTATTATATACAATAATATAAGTATTTTGTATATAATAATATATAATGGAAAAAACCAAAGAAGAAAATGATAAAATATATATTTTACAATCAAAACCAAATATTGATAGTTTTATAAATAAAAACGACTTTAGAAAAGCTTTTGGATTACTAATTGCTGTTCTTGAAAGGCTTGATGATGGTAATCAAAAAAACGAGTTTATAGATTATTATAGTAAAAAAAATATGAAAAATATGAGTATTTTTACAAGAAGATAATCAGCATTTCGCTTCGTGGTAAATGTAAAAAGGCGTAAAGAACCGTTTATAGAACCGTTAAAAGAAGAAAATACAAAAGAGAGAAAAACAATTGTTTGCTTGTTTCTTCGACTGCTAACATGACGGAATCTTTGGTATATTTGGCTTGATAAATTTCATAGGACCTTAGCAATGCTGGACTGGAAAGAATAAAAAAAAGTAGACCAATTTGAAGGTTGTACAAATAAATAAGTGCGGCAGATTGGAATAAAATGTTGGTATTGATTAATATAGAAGAAAGAACCCAAGATACATGATTACCAAAAGCGACCGGGACGGTTACAATACCATTGCTCCTATCACCTTTAAAATCACACATATCCAGGAGAAGCTCATTGTATAAAGAGCCGAGGAAAACCAATATAAAAAAGAGAGAAAATAATTTGAAATTCTCATGTGTTGGAATGTATACCATGGAGGATGCTAGTCCGGCGAAATAAACCGAAAAAGAAATAATAGAGGCGCACGCTAAATTCTTGATAAATAAGATTTTTTTTAAAAAGGGTGTGTATACAATAATGTGAATTATAGAAAACTGGGTAATAAGTTGTAAGGAACTTGGTAAAAAAGAGTAACTCAAATATTCGGCAAGACCTAGTAATCCAACGCTAGAGAGAAATGCTTCTTGTATGGTAATTTCACCGGTAATAAGGGGACGGGTTGGATTATTGATTTTGTCTACTTTTCTATCAAATAAATCATTGAGAATCATGCTGCTACACATGATAAGTAATGTATTGATTGCTGCTACAATAAAGGTGGTTGAATGAAAAAGATTGGTTAAGGATGGATTCATCAGCCAACCGCCTGAAAAACTGAGTAAAAAGGTGGGAAAGAGGTTTTTATAGCGAATCAGTTTGAAGAAAGCACTGACTTTCTTTTGTATAGTTACTTTGAGTATTTGCGGTTGATTTCCTTTTACAGATTTATAGGGAATTAATGAGTATTTATTTTCTTCTTTTACTTGGTTTTGGTCTTGGTTTTGGTCTTGGTTTGAAGAGGAATATAAATAAAAGTTTTTAATGGGAATGGATGATATAATTTTTTTTCCAAGAAAATATGGTTTGGACTGGAAAGCATCACTGCTAAATTGTAGTAAAGGATTTGTTGAAAAAAATAAAAGAACTGAAAACCATTTGAAAAAAAACATATTATTTTTCTTTTTATTGTGTTTATTCTGTATAAAAAGAAAAAGAAAAAAATTGAAAAACGAATAGCTGTTACTATTAGTAAAGTGGATTATGTTGCATACATAAGTGCCGCATTTCCACCCACAAAAGTAACCACGTTAATACGTTCTTCCATCAAATAAAAATTATAATTGTAATCATAAATTCGCCAGGTAGGTTTGTTTACACCAATAATATCTCCTGTTTGTGGATCACAAATAGTTAGAACCTGAGCCAATGGATCGAGAGGCGGAATAATGGTAGTAAATTCCATTTCAATATTATTGAAACGATTGGAATTCAAGGCGCCTGATGGTTGCAAGTCCAAAGGATTGGTATTTAAACAATAATTGTAGCAATATAAACCCTCAGGGGCATTTCCAGCCGTTCTTGTATATTTTTCAATGTAATTATAAACACCTGCTGGTTGCAAATTCTCTCTATATTGACCATCAAAAAGAATTCCAAGAGCCACTAAAATCTCTTTTTCATTTTGAAAAGTAAATGTTCCACTAATCATTAAATCAGTCAATTTTCCATCTGGGTTTACACCTGGACCAATGGTTCCATCACCGATAATTGGGTAAGTACCACCCGTTTGTGCCGGCTGCAAATCACTCGGCAAATAATTATAAGGCCAATTTGTATAATTGGACCATTCATTTCTTAGATTCACATCACTACGTTGCATATACCACATCCAACTTGAAATAAGACCAATCGAATCCAGTTGTATTTTATTCGGACCAGTCACATTGTAAAAAACTGATTCGTTTACTTGTTTAAACAAATAGGTTTGTTCATTCTTTGCAAATAGTTTCTGTTCATCGTTAGAGAGAAAACAATAAGTACAATTCAAATTAATGTCCGCATTCCAAACACTTCGTGTATCTAAATAAGAATTAATACCTATTTCAACGTCAGGGGGTGGTTGTAGAAATCGATACATTTGCATGTAATATTGGTTGAAATTAGGAGCTACATAAGGATAATTGTTTACTACGTCAAACACATCACGAATTTGGAATAATTGGTTAATCGGGCGGAAAGTAACGGTGATTTGTAATTCATTGTATTGAAGAGCCACTAAAGGAAACGCCATTTGGGTTTTCAAGTTGAACCACGCATTCAATGGAATATACAGGATTCGCCCACGAATGGATGGCTCAGGACCCGCCGGGTTTCCATCATAATAAGCATTTGGATACATGTTTACACGCGCCCCTGAATTTCCCGGGTCATTAATTGTAGGCACATTACCGGTCATTTCATCAAATAAGTTTTTTTTTATTCCAGCAAAATCACGTTGGACTAATGAAAGCAAATACTGACCCGTGAATTCTTGGAGTTTCTGATTTCCACAAGTAATGGTAATTTTGCTAATCATTTGTGCTCCAAGATTTTCAATCCATTTGAATTCATAGGGTGCCCAGTCAGTATAACTCTGGGTCCCGTCTGGGTTTTCAACAAGTTGAGGTGGTAAAATAGGACTCCA